TCCATAAAGGCGCCGCAGGCATCCGTGCCATCCTCAAGCTTCACAGGAATATCCTTGTAGAGGCCGAAGGGTACACTTGTCAGCTTCTCAAGCCAGGCCCTGAGCTTGAAGTACTCACCACTACCGGGATCCAAGCCCTGAAGATTGTTGTACTTGTTCAGCACCATGGCCTGGGTTTCCGTCGGTAGGCTCATAGAGAGAATCTTGAACATGAGCGGCTGCTCAGAGGCTGCCGCAGTTGACTTCTTCTCAAGCGCCTCAATCATCTGCTTCTGCTTGACTTCCGTAAGGCCCTTGAACTGGTCAATCTGGTCATCAATTGTATTCTCTTCAACCGGCTCAGTCACCAACTTAACAAAGCGCTTGACAATATCAGACTCCTTCTTCATGTTGTGACGCTTCGGAATCATGCGCTCATCATCTTCCTCAAGCGCACCGAGCGTGATACTGAATCCGCCCTTCTTGAAGATATGACCATCCTCTTCATCCTCCTCCTCATCATCTTCTTCCATATCGTCCTCCTCGTCTTCTTCCTCCTCCTCTTCCTCCTCTTCCTCTTCTTCCTCCTCCTCAGACTCCTCGACAATCTTCTTCTTACGAGAAACTGACTTTGACTTCTTCTTGGGCTCCTCCTCTTCCTCGGATTCCTCACGGTCCTTGGAATCACGAGAACTTGACTTAGTCGACTTCTTCTTTGCAAGACGCCGGCGAATTGTCTCACGCGCCTTCTCAGCCGCCTTGCGAGGAGCCTTCTTACCTAGACGACGCGCAATAGAGGAAACAGGAGCAATCTCTTCACTCGGAGAAGTATCCTCTTCAAAGGAAGAAGTATCGTCCTCCATCTCTTCATCTTCTGTAGAGACAATAAGGTCACGAATATTGCCCTTGCTGTCTACACTCTCGTCATCATCGTCTGCCCGACCCTTGCGGCGACGCTGCATCTGCGAAGCCGGACGAGTCCGCTGACCAGTAGCATCCTTTCGAGAAGGCTTGTCATTCTTCTCGGATGAATCCTTAGTACTACGATTCTTGTTGGTGGGCATCCTATGCTTTTCCTTCATTTTTGCTTTTCTCTAAACGCAAAAAAGGTGGCCAAGTGGATTCAAGTTTTTGGTTCCCGCACTTAGTTTCTACGATTGCGACGAGTGCGATTCTTGCGATTGCGACGGCTCTTGCCACCCGCCTGCTTGCGGTTGCGGCGGCTCTTGCGACCCTTGATGAGGTCACCCACGGCCGCATTGAAGTGAGCCGTAACACTACGGCCCACACGGTTCACACCACGGGCAGTTACACTTACAAGGCCCTTCGCGGTATTCGCAACCGCACCCGCCGTGTTGGACGCGGCCATCGCCGTGTGTCCAAAAGGGCTCCAGAGACGTCCCATTAATCCACCAGTACGATTCTTGCGAGTACCAGGCATTTTTCTACATAGTAAAAATCTTTTTATTCGGGCCTACTTTTGAAGATTATCACGAATATCCATCAGCGCAAATCGACTCTTCGGAACCAGACTCGGAAAGTCTTCTTTGGGTGAATTGAGTATTTCTTCTAGACGCACTCGGAGGACTTCATAGAGCTGTTTACGGAGATTAATAAAGAATCCTGTATTTTTCTTATGAACTACCTTCGACATTCTTAGTAGGCAATCTGCATATTCTTGAACTTCATTTACTTTGCCTTCTACCCATCCAAGTCTTGAAATATTACAAATGAGGATTTCAAATGTCTTTTCAAGTGAGGCTAAATCAACTGTTTCCATAATCACAAGTTCGGCTAGGAATTGACTATATCCAAGACGATACTTCTTTTCAAGATTGCGCTCAATAAACGCCTTATAATTTACAGAATCTGATTCATCTACATCATGGAAAATTGTTAGATACGCATGAAAGAGTTCATTCATCTCCGTCTGAATGACAGGATAGGTCGTTCGAAGTTCACTCAATAGACGCGCATAGAGGGGGCAATACATATCTTCTGCTGCCGCTTTCTTGAATACAAGGCGCATGAACTCCTTCGTAAAATCAGTCTGGCCACTATCAAGAATCTGATAGAGAAAGTCGCGTACATCCGTATAGGTCGATGCACTGAATTTATTCAACTTATTTAAGATAATTGTGTTAAGAATCGTATCATCAATACCAGCATCTGTATTCTTGAAACGACTCTGGTATTTTTGATTCTGTATGACTTGGCCCTGTCCTCCATTAGCCACCTGATTTTCAGGAAGCGGAGTATTCTTCCACCGAGTATTCGGAGGTGCTTGAGGTACATGTCCTTGTTGACGTCCTCGCACTTGAGAGTTATTTCCGGATATTCCCCGCCGCCAATTTGGAACAACCGCCTCATTGTCATGAAGTAGAGATTCAATTGCTCGTATTCTATACAGAATCTCTTCGGAAACTTGAGGGGCGCGATGTCTTAAAGTAAGAATCGCCTGAATGGTCTCTTCGGTGCTTCTTGCTGAAGCCATCGCTAGTGTATACTTCATTTTCTTTCTTTTAAATCATGCGCACGCGGTCCTTTATCAAATTTAACTCCTCTCTCTTCAAAAATGGCGGAAATCCACAAGGAGATGGGCTCTGACGAGTGGCTCAAGCCCCTTGGATTTCAACTTGATGAGAGTCGTACACTTTTCCTAAAAACAATTCAAACTCTAAAAACAACGCCTGAAGCCATTCTTGCCGTACAAGAACCCATTCACCGACTTCGTGAAACGGTCCTCGTTACAAATGTTGAAAAAGTCAATCGACTTTTTTTTGAACTCAAGGGATTTGAAGAGAAACTTACCGAGTTTCGTACACAGCCGAAAGAATGGGAGGCGGAAAGTCTTTCACAACTTGTTTTTACACAGGAATGGTCACGGCCACTCAATGAAGTACCCTTTCTACTTCCCGCCCTCTCCATTTTCAAAATCTATGTAGTCCCTTTTTTCGCCGTGTTAATTCCGCTGATTGCATGGATTCTACCATTTATCATTCTCAGGTTTATCTTCAAGATTCCTATGCCATTTAATACATATATGACAACTTTATCGTCGATGTGGCTCGGTGGAAAACTCTGGTCAACAATGAATTTGGGTGAACGAGCGCGTATTCTCTTTCAAACCTGTTGGACCGCCTTCGGTATGATTCAGGGTGTAATTCAACCCGTCCAGCAAGCATTCCATATGAAGAAGATAGACGACCAGATTCTTGAACGCGGTCAGTTCTTTCAGGCGTATTGTGCCAAACTCAAGGAGTTTTTTACGACCTATAGCTCAGTCACAGGTCGCACAATTTCATGTCCACACCTAGATATCTGGCCAACAGAAGAGCCCCGTCAACTCTATGCCTATGTTCGCGACCATCCTACAGACTTGTCATGGATTACGCATACGCTTGCAAAACACGAAATTCAATGGTGCCTTGCGATTTGTCCAGAACTCTGTTTTGTGAAACTCACTCGCACCCGTGGTCCCTCTTGTAAATTAGTGAACTTTTTTGATCCGAGTATACCGGCTGAGAAGCGGGTCACATCTTCCTTCGTTTCCCGCGGGCACACGGTCTTGACTGGACCGAATAAGGGCGGAAAATCCTCTATCCTACGGGCTCTCCTGCTGAATGTCTGGCTTTCACAGACATATGGCGTTGCTTTTGCCACAGCGGCAACACTCACTCCGTTTTCCTGGATTGAATCAGGCCTTCGTCTTGTTGACCAACCTGGAGCCCAGAGTCTTTTTGAACGGGAACTTGCCTTTGCATCCAAAGTTCTACGACGCAGCAATTTGTCTGAACGGGGACTTCTTCTCTACGATGAACTTTTCCACAGTACGAATCCTCCCGATGGAACAAAAACTGCAAAACGATTTTTGGATTCTTTATGGAGATCTACTTCTGTATTAAGTGTTGTCAGTACACATGTATTCGAACTTGTAGAGACTTCACCGAAGCATGTACAGCGTCTCTGTGTCCCCGCAAGTATTTCAGATAGTGGTATCCGTTTTTCGTTTACACTCGTACCCGGTATTTGTAAAGTTAGCAGCGTTGAAGAACTCTATAAGAAATTTGGGTTCCCTAGCGCCCCCCTGACCCCTGCGGGTAAACCTAGCACCTTAAGTTAAGATTACTAAACAGAAATAATGAACTCCAGTGGTTTTACGGAATCTCTGACGATTGGTATTACGCTCACGCTCGTCTTCGGCGCCGTCTGTTTCTATCTCTACAGCCGCCTAGTTCAGAATGAAAAGCGGGTTTCGCTCATTGAGAGCATCCTGCTCGATGTAAAGATGTCAATGGAGATGGTTGGCCAGGGACGTGGCGACCATAGCCATGATGACCATGATGAAATGGCCGTTGAACAGGTTGAGGCGGTATCTGCACCCGAGCCGCTGAACCAGATGGATGTAGATAGCTCTGAGGAGGAACTCTACAAGGATGTTCTTCAACAGGCCGAGCGTCAGCCTGAGATGAAGGCGTTCGAGGTCACAGATTCTAAGGTTACTCCGAAGGCGGACCCTGTTCAGGTGACAAAGGTCAGTCCGACCTATGAGTCCATGTCAGTAAAGGAACTCAAGGACCTTGCCAAGAAGCGCAACCTGAAGGTACCGAGTGGAGCGGGTCGTAAGGAACTTACAGAGGCGCTTCGTAAGGCGGAGGCGCCTGCTCCTCTGGCTGCAGTACCTGAGGGTGCACCGCCTGCGGTCGAGGGTGCTCTTCTCGAGGAAGATGCTGAACTCACATCTTAAGGAGATATAGATGGACGCGAAACTCTTCCGCCTTCCAACGGAACCCTTTTTATATACAAATCTTTCTGAAAGTCAATCGAAGCAGGCCTTTGTTCAAAGACTGACACCCAAGGGCGTCTATGCAATTGCACCTGTACCTGATGCACGGTACCCCGGTTGGGCTGCACCTATGCAGGATGCTGCCGTATTAACTGACTACAGGACTCACTGTAGTGAAAATATTCCTGCTGGAATGCAGTATTCAGTGCATCTCTGGTCACAGCGAAATACGGATGCAATTATTAATCTATCGCGCGAACGATACAGTGTCAATACGGGGGCTAATCTAGGTTTTGATAACACAGTTGTTCCGCCTCCTGCAAGTGTAGTGCAATGCGATGCTTTTGGTTGCTCAGGATACCAGACAAATCTCCGAAATGGAATTGGTCAGGAGCGCCAGGAGCATTTGCCGGCACTGTTTGGAACCTTCAATACGAATGTACCCCAGCAGACTCAACAACTTCCTGCTGTGACTCGTCGTTTTGAAGGTGGACGCAATTCAGCTCGTGGCCGCTCTTTTGAGACACTTGGTTCAGGTGGTGTTGGCTCTGCTAATCTTGCTGGCACCTTTATACGCGCTGCTTAAGCAATCATTAAATACTAAAACAGAATGAACAAAGGTACACTCTGTTTTGATATTGGAATTAAGAATCTCGCCTGGTGCATTACCACTGCAGTGGGTGAGCAGATAACCATCAATGGATGGGGAAACTATAATCTACTAGAGGAGCGTGCTTCAAATGATGCTGGTGCAAAGGCACCCTTATGTGCATCCTGTAGTGCGAAGGCCCGATTCAGCTCAGTCGCCGGTCTCTCATGTGCTCGCCACGTACCTGTAAGTGCTCCTCTTTTGAAGGATGCCAGTGGTAATCTCTTTACAAAGATTCCTGGGGCTCCGCAACTTCGCGCGATTCTCACTGAAAAAGGTATCAAACCAATTCCGAAGACAAAGGAGGCTATGGTGACCGCTATTCAAGCCTTTGCATCACTACCGGTTGTAAAGGTCAAGGTGCCCCATGCAGCCGCAATTGATATTGCGCAGATTCACGATGCAATTCGGACCTTTGTCTCCAAGGAGCTTGCGCCGTTTTTTGGCATTTTGGGAGAAGTTCGTTTAGAAAATCAGCCTGTTCTGAAAAATCCTGTGATGAAAACGGTTCAGATGCTTCTCTATGCAACTCTACGGGATGCCTTTCTGAATGCTGGTCATCCAACCATTCCTTTCAAACTGGTTCACGCAGGAATGAAGGTCAAGGGAAAGGCGACGGGAACAGCGGGATATGCGGACCGTAAGAAAGGTTCCGAAGAGCGGACAGAGGCTGCTCTCGCTAAGACTACCGTTGTTCGAGCAGCAGAATGGCTGGCCTTTTTTAAGGGAAATAAGAAACGTTCCGATCTCGCGGATGCATTTTGCATGTGCCTGGATTCCA